GTACAACCACATCGACACTGGAAACAATCCGCTGCCGCCGCCGCAGCGGACCGCGCCGGCCACCGTCGAGACGGGCCTGCAGCAGATCATGATGGCCGCGTCGGATGACATCAAGGCGACGACCGGTCAGTACGATGCCTCGCTCGGTCAGAGATCCAACGAGACCTCCGGCAAGGCGATCATGGCCCGCCAACGGGAGGGCGACAACGCGACGTACCACTACGGCGACAACCTGGCCCGCATGGTCCGCCACATCGGGCGGATCATTCTGGACATCATCCCGACCGTCTACGACACGCGGCGGGTGGCGCGCATCCTGGGCGAGGACATGAGCGAAGGCTTTGCCCATGTGGACCCGCAGATGCCCCAGGCCTACGCGGAAACTCGCGATGAGCAGGGCGCAATGGTTCGGATCTTCAACCCGGCGGTTGGCAAATACGACATCGTCATCACGACGGGCCCGAGCTTCACGACTCGCCGCATGGAGGCGTTCGACGCCATGCAGCAGATGACGCAGGCCAACCCGCAGTTGTGGCAGGTGATCGGCGATCAGCTGGTCCGGAACATGGATTGGCCCGGCGCCGATGACATGGCCGAGCGCCTGAAGGTCACGCTGCTGCCAGAGATCCGCCAAATGGTGGAGCAAGAGGGCAAGCCTCAGGAGATCCCGCCGCAGGTTCAGATGCAGTTGCAGCAAATGCAGCAGATGATCCAGCAGCTCGAGGGCGCCCTACAGAACGCCGCCGCGGAGGCCGAATCGAAGGCCTCCGACAAGGCAAAAGTGATGATCGAGGCCTACAAGGCAGAGACCGAACGCATGCAAGTGATTGCACCGGCCGTGCCTCCTGACCAAGTGGCGTTGATCGTTCAGCAGACGGTGCAGCAGATGCTGCAGACGCCGCTGCAAGGGGCGATGCCCCAATAAACCGACCGGGCGGATCCCGGGTTCATGCGTCGTGAGACGCGCTTGTTCCCCATGCTGGATAACGCGCAAGTCGCGGGCGTGCCCGCGCCGATGGATTCGGCCATCGCAAACCAACCCGAAGTCAACGCTGACCAGGTGACTGCTGCCGAAGGTCAAGCGGATCAACAAGAGCAGGCACAGGCAAAGACTTTCACGCAAGAGGAAGTCGATGCGCTGATTCAGAAGCGACTCCTGAAGGAAGAGCGACGGATTCATCGCCGGATCGAATCGCAGTTGCGTGACCAGATCACGCAGCAGCAGCCGGCGCCGAAGCGCGAAGCCTTCGAAAACGACGAGGCCTATCAGCAGGCCCTGCTGGACAAGAAAGCCGAGGAAAAGGCCAAGGCGCTGCTCGAACAACGCGAGCGCGACAAGGCCCTAGCCACGAGGCGAGAGAAGTTCGAGGCGCAAGCCGAAGAACTCGCCGACCGGTACCCCGACTTTGATGCCGTGGCGCGCAACCCGCATCTGACCATCAACGAAGCGATGGCCGAGTTCATCTCGGAATCCGACGTTGGGGCGGAGCTGGCCTACGCGCTCGGCAAGAAACCCAGCTTGGCCGCTGACATCGCGCACATGTCGCCCGTTCAGGCGGCCCGTGCGCTGGCGAAGTTGGAAGCGGAGATCGCATCCAAGCCCAAAGCCCAAGCGTCCAAAGCTCCAGACCCGATCAATCCCGTGGGCAACCGCGGCCGAGCCACCGCGACAGCGATGCCGTCCGATGACGACGACATCGATACGTGGATGCGCAAGGAACGCGAGCGGGTTCGCAAGGCATACGGGCGCCGTTGATCCCAAGCCGCTGTGAAGCGGCACTTCTCTACGCGAGACCACCATGAGCAACACGATCCTCACTCCCACCGCAGTGACCCGCAAGGCGCTGCAAGTTCTTCACCAGAAGCTGAACTTCATCGGCAACGTAAATCGTCAATACGACGACTCGTTCGCCAAGAGCGGCGCCAAGATCGGCGACACCCTCAAGGTGCGCCTGCCGAACCAGTACACGATCCGTACCGGCGCGAACCTCTCGACCCAGGACACCACGGAATCGAGCGTGAGCGTGCAAGTCGCGACCCAGAAGGGCGTCGACATCACGTTCTCGTCGGCCGAGCTGACCCTGAGCCTCGATGACTTCGCGCAGCGCATCCTCGACCCGGCGATGGCGGTCCTTGCGGCCAACATGGAGGCCGACGCCTTCACGATGGCGCTGGACATCTACAACGCCGTCAACAACATCGGCGCGCCCATCAACCTGAACAAGGTCCTCCAAGCGCGCAAGCTGCTGAACGACAACCTGGCGCCGATGGACAACAACCGGGCCATTGTCCTGAACACGCAGGACAACTTGGATTTGGTCGACTCGCTCAAGGGCCTGTTCCAGGACTCAGAGGCGATCGCCAAGCAGTACCGCGACGGCATGATGGGCCGCTCGGGCGGCTTCGACTTCTACGAAAACACCCTGATCCCGACTCAGGCGACCGGCACCGACGCGTCGAACTGCACGATCAACGGTGCGACGCAGACCGGCGCTGCCATCACGATCGCCAACGGCTCGTCGAAGACCTTCAAGAAGGGCGACATCGTGACCCTCGCGGGTTGCAACCGCGTCCACCCGGAGACGAAGGCCGACACTGGCGTTCTGCAGCAGTTCGTTGTCACTGCAGACGTGACGGCCGGCGGCACGACGCTGAACGTCAGCCCCGCGATCGTCACCTCCGGCGCGACGCAGAACGTGTCGGCGTCTCCGACCAACAGCGGCGCGGTGACGAAGGTGGGCGGCGCCTCGGCGACCTACAAGCCGTCGCTGGCGTTCCACCGCGACGCGTTCACGTTCGCCACCGCTGACCTGGTGATGCCCGAGGGCGTCGACTTCGCCGCGCGCGAGGTCTATGACGGCATCTCGATGCGTGTCGTTCGTCAGTACGCGATCGCCACGGACACCTTCCCGTGCCGTATCGATGTGCTGTACGGCTACAAGACGCTGCGCGCACAACTGGCGGCGCGGATTCTCAGCAACTGATGACACGGGGCCCCTTCGGGGGCCTTTTTCTTAGGAGCATCACATGGCTGGAATCATCACCGGCAACGTTCAGTCCATGGGCATCGCGTCACTGACGCTTTCGCCCGCACAGGTGGCCGCCAACACCACGGCAGAACAGACGTTCACCTGTCCCGGTCTTTTGGCTTCGGATGTCGTGTTCGACATCACGAAGCCGACCGCGCAGGCGGGGCTGGGCATTGTCAATACCCGCGTCTCCGCGGCGAACACGGTGGCTGTGACGTTCATCAACGCCACCGCGAGCCCGATCACGCCGACCGCGAGCGAGGTCTATTTGCTTGCTTGGCTGAGACCGGATTCGACCCTCACCGGCGTGCGCACCTAACGAGCCCTTCGGGGCTCTTTTCACATGATCGCGCTGGACATCATCACCACGGCGCTGGTGCATTTGCGCGTCCACGATCCGGCCGAGCCTGTCGCGAACGAGAACGCTGCAACGTGCGTCAAGGCGCTGCGCTCGATCCTCGACGCGTGGCAGCTCGACCCGTTTGCGGTCATCGGGCGGCAAGAGGTGACACGCACGCCGCTCGCGGGGGTTCAGACCTTCACGATCGGCGCGGCCGGCGACATCAGCACGGTCGGGCTGCCGAACGACCTCGAGTTCGCCTTCTACAGGCTGAACAACGTCGATGTCCCCATCGAGTTGTCCGACCTGAGCGACTACGAGTCGCGCCCATCGAAGACGGTTCAAGGGCCGCCTCAGTTGATCGCCTATGAGCGCAATCAGACGCTCGGCACGGTCTATCTCTATCCAGCATCGAACGGGCAATGCGAGATCCATCTGTGGGTCAACCAGTCGCCCATTGAGGGCTACGCGAGTTTGACCGGCGCGACCACGCTGACGCTGGCGCCCGGCTATCAGAACGCGCTCGAGTGGGTATTGGCCGAGGAAGTCGCCAGCGGCTTTGCGGTGCCGCCCGATGTCCTCGCCGTCGTTCGAGTGAACGCAGCGCGGGCCATGAGGCGCCTGAAGCGATCGAACTTGCGCATGGGTGAGCTGAAAACGCCCGTCATCGCGCACCGCCGCTATTTCAACATTTACACGGGCTGAACATGCCTAACTTCACCTTCCAAGGCGAATCGTCCGTCCTTGTGGACACCGGCGGCGCTTCGCAAAAGGTCGCGATCAGCACCACGTCCGCAACGTCGACTGCGATTCAGGCTCCGTGGGCCTACGTGACACCCGATGTTGCGTGTTTCGTCCGCAAAGGAGGGTCGACGGGAACGATCACGGCAGTCAGCGACGGCACCGACATCTACCTGATCGGCAATGCGACGCAGCGCCTCGACGGTCTGACCCCTGGTGACCGGCTGGCGTTCATCACAGCGACCGGCACGGGCAACGTCTACATCACGCCGGGGCGCTAATCATGGTGATCGCAGCATCCGGCCTGCCCAGCGGCAACCCCTACGGCTGGAACACCTACAGGGCGCCGACCGCAGAGGCCAACCTTCCGGCCGCAACGCCCTCCGTCACGAAACCGACGATCGACTGGATCAACACGATCGCCAGCGACGGGAAGTCAAGCGCAGCGGATAACGGGTCCATAACCTACGGCGGCGGTACGGGCTGGGCCGGCGACGGCGCGGAGCCCGGGATCATCTTCCCGGATGGCACGGAACTCGCTCGCTACCCGAGCGCGAACGGTGTGGTGCTCAAGCGCTCGCCGACCGGCGGCGGCACGAACGGCGGCGCGTGGACGCCCCTGCAGACGGTCTCCAACGCGCTGGACTACTCGCTGCTGCTGCGCGATCCGGTGAACAACCGGGCAATCCACGGCGTGGCAACCGGCGGCCCGAACAACTGGGTGATGACGCTGTACCTGTGGAATCAGGACGGCTCGTCAGCCGGCTCGTTCGTGATCCCGCAGAACACCGGCTGGCTCGACGGCATCAGCAATGCGCCGTACATGCGTGCCGGCATGGGGGCCGATGGTCGCTTCGTGTTCATCCAGACGCTCGAATACTGGCCCGCGATCTCTTCGCACAACCAGCAGACCAAGGACATGGCCGTGCAGATCCTGTGCGGCAAGTTCGACGCTGCCGGCAACTGCACGCTCGACGAGATCGTCAAGGTCTACGACCAAGACCGCTGGGAATACTTCTTTCCGTTCGTCGGTGTCAATGGTGATCCGGATCAGATCGCGTTCATCTGCGGCCGCGGGGTGCGCAACGACGAAGACCTCGACGAGAAGACGAACCTGTTCGGAAGCTCCACGGGCTTCTATCAGTTCGATCAGTTCGGCCACTTCATGTACAACCGGCGTAACCGAGAGAACCCGCCGAACATCCGACGCATCTCGCAGCGCCTGGGGCACCAGTACGGCACGTGCTACGCGTACGTGTCATACACATCAGGCAGCACGTCGCTGACGATCAACGAGATTATTCAAGGCAGCCTGCGCTACGGCCAGCAGATCACGGCGGCCAGCGACACCGCGCTCGACGCGAACATTGCCTCGAAGTTCATCGGCAACACGTGGCCGAGTGGAACGCCGGGCGCGGTGGGCTCGACGAATACGATGGTCACGACCTTCGGCGGGACGACGCCGATCACGGCGCCGACGACGTCGCTGTCTCGCGTCAAGGTCAAGCTCGTCGAGCCTTCGGCCAACGTCTCGACGCCGCAGAAGCGCTACTACAGCGCCATCCTCGGCAACGACGGCTTCATCTACTTCGTCTACTTGAACGCGCGGCACAACTCGTCGACCACGACGACGCTGGGCAACACCCGCAACTCGTACCGGATCATGAAGTTGTCCGTGATGGGCGAGGTGATTCTGGACGAGGAACTGTGGGCCGAGAGCACCGGCCAGGCCGCGAACTACAACGTTCTGTGGCAGGCGAACTCAAACAACCAGTTCTACATGCTGCGTTGCGTGCGCAACTCGACCACGCAGCTCAACGAAGTGCACATGCAGAAGATCTTCTTCAAGCAGTCGTGCACGATGACGGTATCCACGACCAACGCGTCGGCGACGGTGACGGTGACGGGCCTTACGAATGGCGTGCCGTACCTCGGAATGAAGGTCAGCGGCGCTGGCATCCCAGCGTCGAGCTACGTCCTTCAGTGGTCGTCGTTCAACCCGGTGGACGGCACCGGCACGCTGATCCTGAACAACCAAGCGACGGCGACGGCCACTGGCGTTGCGGTGACAGGCTATGCCCTAGTCTGCATGGAAGACCGGATCACCGACAACTGCCTCAACGGCACCAATGGTTTCGGCACGAACACCAGCTATCGGCCCAACTCGGGAGCGAGCCAGCCGGCGATTGCGCAGACCCTTCCGGCGAGAGCAGGCAACTTCCTGCTCAAGGTTCCGGATCGCCGCTCGGGCTCGATCGAGCCCTACAACGAACTGCGCGGCTACTGGGCGCGGCAGGAAAACGACTGGCCGACCGCCACCAGTCCGAACGGCTTCCTTGAGCGGATCGAGCAATTCCGCGTACGGGTTCAGTGAGGTTTTCATGAGCTACAACATCTCGTTTCGCGCGGTGAACAAGGCCCTTGCGATGCAGCAGACGGTCGACGCGCTGTCGGCCGCTGTCGAAAGCCGCGAGGCCAGCAATGCAGAGCGCGAGTTCGCTCTGGCGAATACCGCGGCGCTGATTGCAGCCCTGGAGGACGACGCCAGCCGCGATGTCGCGGTGCACGTCTATGGGCACATGACCAACGGTTCGCGCGTGCAGGAAGCGAGCTGCTGCGCCGTGGTTCAGATCGTGCCGCGCGTGTGATCCCGTTCGTCGGGGGTTCGTACGCCCTGGACTTTCGCAAGGCGGATGTCCAAAGGGCGGTGAACCTGTATGTCAGCATCATCGAGTCGGGATCGGGTAAGGCGCCGGCCGTCCTGCAAAGCATACCGGGGCTATCGCTGTTCGCGAGTCTCGGCGCGGAGATTCGAGGCGCTCACGAAGTCAACGGCCAGTTGTTCGTGGTGGCCGGATCGGGTCTATACGAGATTTCCAGCGCTGGGGTTGCGACGAACAGAGGGGCGCTGAGCAGCAGTACCGGGCCGGTGGACATGGACCATGGCCTGTTCCAGTTGGTCGTCGTTGACGGAGATAACGGCTACGTCCTGACGCTGGCGTCGAACAGCTTCGGCCGGATCACATCGTCAGGGTGGCGAGGTTCCAAGCGCGTTGGTTTCCTGAACGGGTACTTCCTGTTCATCGCGCTTGACACCCAGCAGTTCTACTGGTCGGCGATCGATGACGCGACCTCGCTGAACGCGCTGGACTTCGCCTCGGCCGAAAGCGCGCCCGACAACCTGACGGCGGTGGTCGTCGATCACAGCGACGTGATGCTGTTCGGCGCTCAGACGACGGAAGGGTGGCGAAATACAGGCTCAGACGCCATCTTCGAGCGCAACGAAGGTGCTCTGATGGAAGTCGGGTGTATTGCCGCTTTCTCCGCTCAAAAGCTGGATTCCACGTTCTTCTGGCTCGGGGCCGACAAGAACGGCGCAGGTACTGTGTGGATGGCCAACGGCTACCGACCGCAGCGGGTGTCCACGCTGGCGGTGGAGCAAGCGCTCCAGGCCTCAACGAACCTGATCCTTGCTCAAGCCTACTGCTATCAGCAGGACGGGCACTCGTTCTATTGCCTTAACGCGCCGGGCCTGGAAACGACCTGGTGCTTCGACGTGAAGACAGGGCAATGGCATGAGCGCGCGGAGCTTGTGAATGGTGCATATACGCAGATCCGCGGTTCGTGTCATGCCTACTGCTTCGGCAAGCACCTGATCGGGGCTGATGACGGGAACGTCTACTACCTCGACAGCAGCGCAAACACGCTTTACGGCGACACGCTGGTCCGAGACCGGGTGAGCCCGCACAACGCCAGTCCGTCGCTGACCTGGCTGCAGTTCGCGAAGTTCCTGCTCGACTGCATCGTTGGCAAAGGCAAGTCAGACGGAACAGCGCCTTCGGTTCAGTTGCGGTACTCGAACGATGGCGGCAACACCTGGAGCCAATGGAGAACTGCGTCTCTTGGAGCGGTGGGTGAGTACGCGATTCGTGTCGTGTTCCATCGCCTCGGCAGGGCAAGAGACCGCGTATGGCAGCTGAGATGCACCGATGACTGCCCGTTCTCGATCGTCAATGGAGTAGCAGAGTGACCATTCCGTCCGCCACCAAGAATGCGATGCTCAACGGGCAGAGCTTCGATGCGGCGAGCCTTCACACAGCGTTCCCTGGAACGACTGGCGCCAGCGAGGTGACCGGTGGATCCCCTGCGTATGCCCGCAAGACGATCACGATCAACTCGGCGGTTGGCGGGTCTCGCTCGCTCAATGCAGCGGTGACGTTCGACGTTCCGGCGACCACGGTGCGCTGGATCGGCTACTGGAATGCGGGGGTGTTCGTGTGCACTGCGCCGAACGGCGGGGCGACGCCGAAGAACTTCATGGCGATTGCCTCGACGGACACGATCTACAGCGCCAGCCATGGCTACTCGGATACGCAGAAGATCGTGTTCTTCAACGGCACGCCTCCGGGCGGCCTAACGGAAGGCACGACGTACTTCGTGCGGGACTCGACCACCGATACGTTCAAGGTATCAGCCACTTCCGGCGGGTCGGCAATTGACCTGACGACTGCATCTTCCTTCGGGTGCGTGGTGTGTGCGATCACCGAAGACGTGTATGCCGCGCAGGGTACGCATCAACTCGCCTCGACGACGGCGACGATTCCGGACTGACATGGCAACCACCGGCGCGGTCATCTACCTGCGGCCAACGTTCGCCGACACGGTCTCAGCCAATCGGCAGTCCGGCGCGGTACTGTATGTGCCGTTTCGCGGTGTCTCGGGCATCTATTCGGCCGGCGGAGCCGTTGAGACCGAGGCAAACGCGATCAGCAAGAAATCGATGTTGCCACCGCAGCGCGCGCGTCTGGTGGATCAGGATGGCTACATCACCCCGGAATGGTGGCGCTTCTTCAACTGGCTGCTCAACGAGAAGTTGGGCGGCATGGCGGCGCCATCGGTGACGGACCTGACCAACTCCATCTCAAGCACGCAGGAGGCGGTGACAACGTCTGTTGCCTCCGTAGCGTCTCTGACGGAGACCGTCGTTCAAAACGCTGACGTGCTCGATACGGTCAAGCAAGTGGCGGTGAATAACTCGTTGTCGGGGTCTGCTTCCATCGGGACGATCTCCCGCGTCCCTCAACTGATTGCCTAACATGGCCTACTCTCTGTCCGATACGTCTTGGGGCTGGCAGCCGATCAGCGCTCCCACGGACCCGGACCTGTACAACCGTTGGGTCGCGCCATGGGGCGAACTGGGGGCGCCCGGCGTCTACCAGACCCTGGGGATTGACGTTCCCATGTCGTCGGCCACCAGCGATGCGGGTCCTCAATACGACGTGTCCGGGCTGCCGCAAATCTACCTCGGCTCCGATCCGTCAAAGCCGGGCAACGTGACGTGGGCCGCCTTCGACCAGGGCGGAAACTTGGTCGGTACGCCTCACGGTTATCAAGACGACGGCGGTGGTTGGGGCGGCAAGTTGATTCAGGCAGGCGCGCTGGCGTTGCTTGCCTATGGCCTCGGCCCATACGCCGCGCAAGCGTTCGGCGAGGGCGGCGCAGCTGGCCTAGGAGGCGAAGGGCTTGGGGGCAGCGTCGGCACCCTTGGTGCCAGTGATCTGCCCGCAGTAGGCTCGCTTGGCGCGTCGGACATTGGAAGCTTGAGCGACTTGTCCGGACTTGTCGGTGGCGGTAGCACGGCCGGTGGACTCGGCGGTGGCTACAGCCTCGGCGGCACGCTGGGGCTGTCGGACCTGCCGTCGGTGGGTTCGCTCGGCGGCTCAGACCTCGCGGGTTTGAACAGCCTGAATGGCCTGACGAGCTTGGGCGGCGGCCTTTCGTCCGTGCCGAGCGTTTTCAATCCGGCGCAGGACTCGGCTTCGGTGGGCGGGTCCGCCTATTCGGGCAGCGTACCGGGAAGCGTGAACCTTGGAAGCGCGGGCGGAAGCATGAGCACGGGCGGTTCTTTGTGGGACAGCGTTTCGGGGCTATTGGGCGGCAACAAAGGACTGCTGCAGCTCGGGGGGAACCTCCTCAGCGGCTATCTTCAGGCGGACGCAGCTCGGTCCGCGGGCAATCAGGCGCTGGACGCGAGCCGCGAGGGCAATGCGCTGCTGAAGTACATGTACGACACGACGCGGTCCGACAACATGCCAGCGCTGCAGGCACGCAACAACGCGTTGGCGGGCTATCAAGGCCTGCTGAAGAATCCAGGCAGCATTACCTCCGACCCGGGCTATCAGTTCGGGCTGACGCAGGGTGATCGTTCGATCGGCTCGCAAGCTGCCGCGCACGGGAACTACTACTCGGGCGCAACGCTGAAGGCGCTGGACAGGTTCGGCCAAGACTACGCCGGCTCGAAGTTCGACCAGTCGCTCAATCGCTATGGCAATTTGGCGGGGCTCGGCCAGGTGGGTGCCAGCACCATCGGGCAAGCCGGCATGAACTACGGCAACCAGGCCAGCAACAACATGCTCAGCGCCGGCAGCGCAAGGGGTGCCGCAACGCTTGCGGGCGCGAACTCTTGGGGTAACGCATTGAATAGCTTCCTGGGCTATCAGGACTATCTGAACCGGACCACGCCGGGCGGTTAAGGACGCAAATATGCCCCTCGATACCTCGATCTTCGCGAACTACCTCGCGCGCCCGAAGTCGCCGGGAGAATACGCGTCGGAGTACATGCAGCGCGACGCGCAGACGCAAAACCTGCTCGCCAGCCGCCTGCAGCTGCAGCAGCAACAGCAGCAGATGGCGGACCAGCAGACGGTGCGCAATGCATTGGTGGGTCTGGGAGCAAACGCGACCAACGATCAGCGCATCAACACGCTTCGCGGCACCGGCACTCCCTTGGGCTACGCGCAAGCTGATGCGCTCGAAAAGAGCATGCTGGACCGTCGGAAGACGGAAGCGGAGGCTGGCAAGAACCGCGCGGAGACGTTCGCCAAGGAGATGTCGAACTACAAGGAAATGCTCGGCGCGGCTCAGACGCCGGAGCAGGCACAGCAAGTCGCGCAATACGGCATGCAACATCCGGTGCTTGGCCCGGTCTTGCAGCGCATGGGAGATCCGCGCATCCCGACCGACCCGCAGCAGTTCCAGCAGTGGAAGCTCGGCGCCGCGCTGAATTTCGACAAGCTGATTTCGCTGACGGTCCCGGATGCGAATGCAAAGCTGTCCTCCGCGACGACGCAGCGCGGTCAAGACATGACCGATGCTCGCACGAGGGAAGAGGGAGCAGCCAACCGAGGTGTCACGATTCGCGGCCAGAACCTGACCGATGCCAGGGCGAAGGCAACGCTAGCGAAGGACTATGCAGTCGCCGGCATGAACCCGGACGGCAGCACCAACGAGAGCGTCGAGGCCATGGCGCGCGCGATTGCCTCCGGTCAGGCGGCCCCCATCACAGGATTTGCCCTCGCAAAGCCCCAGGGCCAGGCCGTCATGCGCCGCGTCTTCGAGATCAATCCCACTTACGACGAGACGACGTATGGTGCCAAGGCGAAGGCGGCAAAGGACTTCACCAGCGGGTCGCAGGGCAACGCACTTCGCTCGGTTTCCACGGCCAACGCTCACCTTGACCAGATGGGCGAGCTCGTCGATGCGCTGAACAACGGCAACATGCAGTTGGTCAACAAGATCAGCAACGCCTACGCGGCGCAGACGGGTAACCCGGCGCCGACCAACTTCGATGCGGTGAAGAACATCATCGGCCAGGAGGTGGTCAAGGCCATCGTTGCTGGTGGTGGCACGGGCGGAGAGCGCGACGAGGCTGCTCGCGCGTTCACGTCAGCCGCCAGCCCCGCCCAGTTGAAGGGCGTGATCCAGCACTATCGAATGGTCATGGGTGCGCAGCAGCAGAACCTGCTCGAGCAGCGCCGCGCAGCGGGCCTGACCGATGAGACGCTGCCGAGCTATAGCCGCCAGAAGCCGCCTGCAGCATCGGCGGGCGGTCGACCGCCTATCTCCTCGTTTGGCGGCGGGCGGCCGCCGCTATCGTCGTTCGGGAGCCAGTGATGGCATTCGACATCGAAGGTGCGCGCAAGGCGGGTTATTCGGACGCTGAGATCGCAGACTACCTGTCTCAGCAGTCCAAGTTCGACACGGCCGGCGCACGCAAGGCTGGCTATTCGGACGCCGAGATCATCCAACACCTTTCGGCGGCGCCCAATCAACAGCCGCAAACGCGGGAGACGAGTTGGTACGGCGTACAGAAGGTGACGCCGCAGGAGACGCAAGCGGCAATCGACCAGATGCACCAAGCCGGATCCGCACAGGATGAGGCGGTGCTGCGTTCAGCCGCAGGACTCGGCCGGACGATCTTGGCGCCCGTGAAATGGATAGCCGACAAGATCGCGCCTCCGGAGACGACGGTTTCGTCTCTTGTGACGGGTCAGCCAAAACGGAATCAAGTTAGCTCCTACATTGACGAAATCAGCTCAGGCCTGAAGTACCTCGATGAGAAGAATAAGGATTCCATCGGGTACAAGGGAACGAAACTGCTGACGGATATTGGCCTCACATCTCCTGTGGGCGGCGTCATCGGCAAGGGCATCGGCACGGTAGCGCCTCGCTTGGGCGAAGCTGTCACGACGGCCGGCATGTCAACGGGCGGTCCTGTCGCGAATACGCTGGCTGCGCGCGCCGCTGACATGGGTATTCGTATGTCCGGCGGCGCAATCAATGGCGCAGCGACCGCCGGCCTCATCGAACCGTCGCAGGCAAAGACCGGTGCCGCTGTCGGCGCTGTCGTTCCGCCAACCCTGTCGGCCATCGGCGAGGTCGGCAAGCTAGCCGGCGCGGGGCTGAGGAAGCTAGCGCCGGCCGTGAGCCAGAAGGCAGCAGAACAAGCCGCGGCGGAGAAGGCGGCCAACGCGATCGGCGCTGGCAATGTCAATCAGGCAATCGGCGACCTTCAGACCTACTACCCGAAGGGCGCAGAGAACATCCCGGTGTCGAGCGCCGGCATCACGGGCAGCCCAGGGCTTGCTGAGCTTGAGCAGGCGTCGCGCCTGCGCGTGCCAAAGAACTGGACAGACTTCGACCTTTCGCAGTCCAAAGCCGTCTTCGACAACGTCATCAATGCCACGAAGGAAGCGGACCAGCTTGGCGCGCTGAAAGGCGCACGCGCGGACAACTGGAAAGAGGCGTGGGCCAAGGCTGACAGCAACTTCAAGCCGCGCGTTTGGGACAAGCTGATGGGCCAGCTCGGCCCGGACCTTGACCAGGCGCTGAAGGCTCCGGAAGCGAGCAACCCGGCGGTTCGCAACGTGTTGCAGGCGATCAAGGACGAGGTCATGCGAGTGGGCCCGGATTTCAGCCCGGCACACTTGCAGCAGATTCGAGCAAATCTGAGCGGGCGAGCCAATCCGATGGCGCCTGACGCCTTCAAATCGGCCCCCCGGGACTCGCAGGCAGTGCGGGATGTCATCGGCGAGATCGACAACATCCTCAATCGCTCTACCAGCGGGCAATGGCAGAAGGTGCTGGAGGGCTACGCGCAGGACTCGGACGCCGTCAGGGCAGCAGCGGCTGCCTCCAAGGTGCGGGGCTCATTCGTGGACCGCGATACCGGACGGGTCTTGACGCGTACGGCAGACACGCAAGGCGACATCCCCGTCATTACGCAGGCTGGGCTGACTCGAGCGATGAACGCCGCGCGGATGCCACAAAGCGGAGATTTGCTGCTAAGCCATGACGCGAATCAGAGGCTTGAAGCGACCATCGGCGCGCTTCGACGACAGCAGGCGGTGCAGAACCTTAAGCGGACTGCCACGGCAGGGGGCGGATCAGACACGGTAGCCAACCTGTTCGCGGACCAAGCAGCGCGCGAGATGCCGAACAAGCTGTTGCAACTGGTGGACGCAGTGAAACGGATGGGCTCGGCGAAGACCGACGCGGCGACAACGCGTCTGCTGCAAGACCCAAACGAACTCGCCCGCGTGCTCAATCTCTTGAGCGCTCGTCCTGCAGCAGCGCCGGTGGGGAATGCGTTGGCGCCTCTGTATCGCGCGGCTCCCGCCATAGCGGCCGACCGGTGAAGCCGCAGTACACGCCCCAGCCGAAAGCAGCGATGCCCAAGAGCACCGCCTTCCAGATCAGGTAGTCCACGTAAGTCACCGCCGAATTCTAGGCCCCTCGGGAAACCCAGGGGCCTTTTTCTTTGCCCACGTCATGCCCGCATACCTCCTGCAGAACATCCCGCAGCGGATCACCGATTCGTCGGGGACGATCGTCGTCAGCCCGAAGGTGTACTTCTACACCACGGGTACGACGACGCCGAAGAACGCCTACAGCGATGCCGCCGGCTCGACGCCGCTGTCTAACCCGTTGACGGGCAATGCGGACGGGACGCTCCCGCAGATTTTCTTGGCTGGCGATTCTGCTTATCGAGTCAAGATCACCAGCAATGATGGCCTGACGACCTATTCGACCTGGGACGACGTGACGGGGATCGCTGGTGTCGTGGACCTCCTCAACCCCACCGACCCCACTCAGGGCGCTGCACTGATCGGCTTCACGCTCAACGCCATCGGCGCGACCGCGCGCAACCTGTACGCGCGTGGCAATGACGTGGTCTATCTCAGCGACTTCTCTGGGGTGGACAACACCGGGGCGACGGAATGCTCGGCTGCCCTGCAGGCCGCGCTGACCGCCACCCGCTCCAACGGCGCGCCGACGAATCAAGGCAAGGTGCTGTACTGGGGGCGCGGCACCTACAAGTGCGGCTCCGGCCTGACCTTGGGCAGCAATCAAACGATCGTCTTTGACTCGGGCGTAACGATCAACTTCACGGGCGACGTGAACACCTCGCTGTTCACCTCGGCGAACCAGTCGGGCAACTACCTCTACGGCAACGGTGCAGTCCTGAACGGCAACCGCGCCGGTGTCACGCTTTCCAACAGCGGCAACCAAAACGCCATCTACCTCTATGGCAGCGATAACGTCCTGATCCAGGACTTCAACATCGTCGGCTTCGCGATGGACGGCATCACGATCACCGGCGACAACGCTGCTTCAGGGCCGTCCACCAACGTGCGCATCGTCGGTGTCGACAGCTACAACAACGGCCGCAATGGCATGTCCATCATCCATGCCATCGGCGTGCTGGTGGATGGCGGGCGCTACTGGGGCAGCAACGGAACGCCATCCGGCCCGTGGGCCGGCATCGACATCGAGCCGAACGCCAACGAAGTCGCACAGGGCATCGTGATCCGAGGCGTGCGCACTCAGCAGAATGCCGGCGCGGGCCTGCAATTCACACCGGGTGCGATGTCGTCGAGTGCGGGTCTGACATTCGACGTGACCGTCGTCGGTGGTCGATCGACCACGGACAGCACAGCTACCGCTGCGGGCTCTATCGGCAAAGCCGCGATTCTGTTCGCCAATGGCAGCACGCTGGCCAACGAAGTTCTTGGCCAAGTGGTCGTGCGCGACTTCGTCATCGACAGCCCCGCGTGCATGGGGGTGAACTTCCAGAACTGGGACGCGAGCAATGCTCCCCGCGTGATCCTCGACAACGTCTCGGTCATCAATCCGAACGGCGCGTCAG